GCCGCCTGAGAGCCTCTTTGAGGAACCTTCAGAAGGGGAACGTGAGTTAACTTCCTGGGTGGTTGACCACTGTGACCGGTGGCGTGATCATAGGGATTCTAACTTCCAAGAACTTTGGGAAGAATACGAGCGTATCTTCCGGGGTGTCTGGGATGCTTCGGACAAGACCAGAGACTCTGAGCGTAGTCGTATCATCAGTCCTGCCACGCAGCAGGCTGTGGAGACCCGACACGCTGAGATCATGGAAGCCATCTTCGGTAACGGAGAGTTCTTTGACATCGCTGATGACCTCAAAGACATCGACGGTAACCCTCTGGACATTGAAGCCATCCGTAAACAGCTTCACGAAGACTTCAAGAAAGACAAAATCAAGAAGTCTGTAGACCAGATTGAGTTGATGGCTGAGATTTACGGTACTGGCATCGGTGAGATCCTTGTTGGTACTGAGATGGAATACACTCCTGCTACGCAACCGATGCCTGGAGTGCAAGCAGCAGCCATTGGTGTGACTGAAACGGAACGTGTAACAATTAAGATCAAGCCTGTAAACCCTAAGAACTTCCTGATTGACCCTAACGCAGACAGCATTGATGATGCTTTGGGTGTCGCTATTGAGAAGTATGTCTCAATTCACAAGGTAGTTGAGAACATTGAGAAGGGTATTTATAAGAAAGCCAACATCGGACCAGTGTATTCTGACGATGACTTGGAGCCTACGCAGGAACTTCGTACCTATCACGATGATAAGGTCAAGCTACTGACGTACTACGGCTTAGTTCCCAAAGAATATTTGTATCCTGAAGAAGACGAATACGAAGAATTGTTTCCTGAAGGATCAGAAGCAGACGAACATTGCAACTTAGTTGAGGCTATTGTTGTCATTGCTAATGACGGTGTGCTGCTGAAGGCTGAGGAAAGCCCGTACATGATGAAGGATCGTCCTGTGGTGGCTTATCAGGATGACACGGTGCCTGGGCGCTTCTGGGGTCGTGGTACTGTTGAGAAGGCCTACAACATGCAGAAGGCCATTGACGGTCAACTGCGGGCTCATATGGACTCTTTAGCCCTTACAACGGCTCCTATGATCGCTATGGATGCTACGCGACTGCCTCGCGGTGCCAAGTTTGAGATCAAGCCCGGTAAGGCTATCCTGACTAACGGTGCTCCAAGTGAAATTCTTTATCCGTTTAAGTTTGGTCAGACGGACGGTAATGCGGTGGCGGCTGCTCAGAATTTTGAGAGAATGCTTCTACAAGCTACTGGCACCGTTGACAGTGCTGGTATGCCTAGTAACGTACCCCGTGATGCTTCTGCCGGTGGTATGTCGATGGCTATGGCGGGAATTATCAAGAAGTATAAGCGAACCCTGACGAATTTCCAAGAAGACTTCATGATTCCGTTTATCAACAAGGCTGTATTCAGGTACATGCAGTTTGATCCGGATCGTTATCCTTCTGTGGACATGAAGTTTGTTCCTACAGCTACTCTGGGTATTCTTGCTCGTGAGTTTGAACAGCAGCAAATGATTGCTCTGTTGCAGACTCTGGGACCTGATACGCCTGTTCTGCCTCTGATTCTTAAGGGTATCCTTGAAAACAGCAGTTTGAGCAACCGTGGTGACTTGATTGCTGCACTGCAACAGATGAGTCAGCCTGATCCTGCTGCCCAACAGGCTGCAATGGCTCAGCAACAGGCTCAAATGCAGCTTCTGGCGGCTCAAGTACAGGAATTGCAGGCTAAGGCTGCTAGAGAGTCTGCTGAAGCTCAGAAGGCTTCTGTTGAGGCTCAGATTGCACCTCAAGTTGCGCAGGCAAAGTACATTGCTGCACTGTCTAACAACCTTAATGAAGACAACGAAAGCAAGGATTTTGAACGTCGAGTCAAACTTGCTGAGATTGCGTTGAAGGAAAAGGACATTGACAGCAATGAACGTATTGCTTTAGCTCAAATGGAAACAAAGCGCAAGGAAACGGAACGCTTTAATACAGCATTGGGTGAATAATGGATGAAGATAAGCTCCTCGTACTAGCTGAGAACATCGGTAAGCTCAAAAAACAAGTACAGGAGCTTACCACGCATGCTGGAACAATAAAAAAGCTCCAGGGACCTCCGGGTATTCCTGGAGAAGCAGGAAAAGATGGAAAACAAGGCCCTTTGGGGCCTCAAGGACCACAAGGTATTCCTGGAATGACAGGAAGTCAAGGTCCTATGGGTCCTTCTGGTCCTGCGGGGCCTTCCGGCAAAGATGGTGCTGATGGTGTGTCGGTAGTTGATGCCAAAGTAGACTTTGATAACTCTTTGGTGTTAAAACTCTCCGACGGCACTGAAATTGATGCCGGTCAGCTTAATATTGGACAATCTGGTGGCAATGTTTCAGTGATTCAGCAATACGCTGGTCCTACAACAACTGTTTCTGTTACTGAGCCCGTGTCTCCTCAAGTTGGTGACATTTGGTACGATATTTCTTAAAGGATAAATCATGGCTGTTACTTATACGACTGCTGTTAAGAATGCACGACTGAGTGCTGTGGTTACTCAGATTGGTTCTACTGGTGTTCTTGAGATTGGGACCACCGGTATGGCTACTGTGCTTGCTACGATTGCTTTAGATGCTACCGCAGGCACTGTAGCAAGTGGTGTGTTGACGTTCTCTGGCTTCCCTAAGTCTGATACGTCTGCTGATGCTACCGGTACTGCTGCTGCTGCACGTATCCGTACTGCTCCTGGAGGTACTGATATTGTTACTGGATTGAGTGTTGGTACTTCTGGTTCTGACATCAACCTGAACAGCACCAGCATTGCTTCAGGCCAGACTGTTACCATTAACTCTGCTACTATCACGCACGCAGCATGAGCTTAGCTAACGACTCCATTGCTATTACCCCAGGCACAGGAGCAACAGTAGCAACACAACTGGTTTCTGCTAAAGAATATCAGGTTGTTATGCTTGCTATGCCTGATGGGCACTTACAAAATTCATTACCACAGTATCGTCTTATTTGTCCTTCTCAAGCAGTGGGCGCTAATAAGGTGTTTGTGGATCTGTTTAACGCTACTGGCAGCGGTGTATCACTTCGTATCCTATCTGCGTATTGCTTTGCAGACAACGACACTGCTGTGACGGGTACGCTAGGTGTTGAAGTCAACTTAACTCGTACAACGGCAGTAGGCACAGGCGGTACAGCAGCTACCGCAGATGGTGCTTCATTGACGGCAATTACGCTGACTAAGATGGACACGGCCAACGCTGCACTGTCTGCCAACATTACAGCACGTTCAGCACCTACAGGTGGCGCCACTGCTGGTGCTTTGTTAGGACAACGATGGATCTTTACTGAAGAAACTTCTGCTCCTTCAGGTATTGCAGGTACTTTGGGTTCTGAGTTTATCCGTAACGAAGGTGCTGACTTGATTGTTCGAGAGAACTCAGGTCTTCGCTTTGTGCAGGGTACTGTGGCTTCTGTCGGTAACTTATCATTTGAAATCACGTTTGAGGTGTTCTAATGGCACTGTTACTGCTACTTTCTCAAGGCGGTGGCAGTGCTCCTGAAGGTGTAACAGGTACTTTAGCAGCTTCTGAAATAGGATCTGATGTATTTGCTTCTACCGGAACTATCAGAAGCAGCGGTACTTTAGTAGCCTCTGAGACAACGGCTGATAGTCTATCTTCTACAGGATCTGTTAGAACTACAGGTACTCTAGCAGTTTCTGAGACAGGCGCAGACACATACAGTTCCACAGGCTCAGTAGTTACTGGCGGTTCTCTATCAGTTTCTGAAGGAGGTAGTGATACTTACAGTGCTGCTGGATTAGTAGTCACTTCTGGTTCCTTATCAGTAACTGAAACAGGATCTGATACATTCTCAGCTATTGGAGAAGAAGCACCTACAGGCTCTTTAAGTGTAACTGAAGCAGGCAGCGATGCTTTTGCTGCTAGTGGGCTTATAGTTGTTATCGGTTTTAAGATAGCTTCTGAGTCTTCTTCAGATTCTTTTGCTGGAGTTGCACAATTATTAAGCACAGGCGCTAGTAACTTAACTGAGACAGGCGCAGATGTTTTTGCTGCTACAGGCTCTGTATCTGTTGCTGTTACAGGCTCTTTTGCTGCTACTGAATCAGGCGGAGGTGTTCCTTTCGGTGGCGTCTCTGCTGTCTTGAAGTACTGGAATGGTTCTTCATGGCAAGTTCTTTACAAAGACCCCACCATTTATACATAAGGAACATCAATGTCTGATCCCGTTTCACAAGACGACTTTCGTCGATTAGAGACTAAAGTGGATAAACTTACTGACGCTGTTCAAAGACTGATTCTTATTGAAGAACGACAGTCTTCTCAGGGAGAACGAATTGGTAAATGTGAGTCTGCACTTGCCGTACATGATAAGATGATTCATAAAACTGAAAACAAAGTAGATCAGTGGGTTAACCGAGGCATTGGTGTTTGGGTATCTGCTGCTATTTTATTCAGTATCTTACAATTTGGTGCAAAATTTCTGTAAAACCTCTTGACAACAGAAGCGTTTTGTGGTATGATGCAACACTGTTTAACAACAAGGTTTCCTTATGGACAAAAACCTACGAGATTATTACGAAGAAGCCTTTTCAATGTTTGTAACGCAGGGTTGGATTGACCTTGTAGAAGACATGAAGGCTCTTCAGTCTGAAGTTACTAAGATAGAGAACATCAAAGACGAGAAGGATCTCTGGTTCCGCAGGGGACAACTAGACATCTTAGACTTGATTATCAACCGTAAACAGATGTGTGAAAAGGTATTTGAGGAACTTCAGAATGAGACAAATCTTTGAATTTGCGTGCCTTAACGGGCACCTTACAGAGAAACTTGTGGAAAGTGACGTAAGAGCAATCAAGTGCCCTTGTTGCACTGAGTGGTCTACTCGTTTGATTTCCACGCCTAGAATCAACTTAGAAGGCTTTACCGGGGCTTTCCCTGGTGCTGCTGATAAGTGGATGCGTACCCGTGCTGAAAAGCACAAACAAGCAACTAAGTTAGCCTCTGAGAAAGACTCAGACTAAGCTGACATTTTTATACTCCTAGAACCGCAAGGCAGGAGAAAGGTTAAGGTATGATTGTTGATAATGACGAACTGGGTAACGACAGTGAAATTTCTGCTGTCGAGGAACTTCAAGCTGCTCAGGCTGCAAAGCCAGCAGTTAGCGAACCTCCTCCGGTAAACATTCCTGATAAGTATCGGGGCAAAAGTGTTGAAGACATTGTACGCATGCACCAAGAGGCTGAGAAGCTCATCGGTAAGCAGGCACAAGAGGTTGGTGAAGTACGTCGATTAGCTGATGAACTGCTTAAACAGCAACTCGCTCAAAAGCCACAAGTACAACCAAAAGAAGAACAAGAAGTTGAACTAGATTTCTTTGAAGATCCCAAGCTGGCAGTTCAAAAGGCTGTAGCAAGCCACCCTGATGTCCTCGCTGCGAAGCAGGCAGCAGCACAAATGAAGCAGCTTCAGACGCAGGCAATGCTTGCTAAGAAGCACCCTGATTTTGCTGATGTCGTGCGTAACGGTGAGTTCGTTGAGTGGGTTAAGGCTTCTCCGCTTCGATTGAATATGTTTGCTATGGCAGACAGTCAGTATGACTTTACTGCTGCTGATGAACTTATTAGTACTTTTAAGCAGATTCGTGGTGCTAAGCAGACTCAGGTGACTGATAGTGCTAAGCAGACCCGTGATGCTCAGATGAAGACTGCAATGGTCAACACAGCAGGTACAGGGGAAACTTCAAAGAAGGTTTATCGTCGTGCCGACCTTATCCGGCTACGTTTAGAAAATCCTGACCGATATGATGCGCTTCAAGATGAAATTATGAAGGCGTATTCAGAAGGTCGCGTGAAGTAAATTTAATCAAGGAGTATTAAAATGGCTGTTTCCAATGGTGCATTTGGCACCTCTAACAATGTAACCACCACCACCGCTTCTTCGTTCATTCCAGAAGTTTGGTCTGACGAAGTTATCGCCGCTTACAAGAAGAATCTTGTGATGGCTAATCTGGTTCGCAAGATGAACCACAAGGGCAAGAAGGGTGACACGATCAACATCCCGATGCCCAGCCGCGCTGTGGCTCAGGCTAAGGGTGCTAACGCTACCGTCAAGATTCAGCAGGACACTGAGTCTAACGTGCAAGTGGCGATCAACAAGCACTTCGAAGTCTCTCGTCTGATTGAAGACATCGTGTCGGTGCAGGCTCTGTCCTCGCTGCGTCGGTTCTACACCGATGATGCCGGCTACGCTCTGGCTCGTCAAGTGGATCAAGACCTGATCCAACTGGGCCGCTCTGCCAACAACGGTGCTGGCACCAACGTGTACGCTACTGCCTTTGCTGGCGGTAACGGTACTACCGCTTATGTGGCTGCTTCTAACAACGAGTCCGCTCTGACCGATGCCGGTATTCGTCGTATGATCCAGCGTATGGACGACAACGATCTGCCGATGGAAGAGCGCTTCCTGATCGTTCCTCCGTCTGCCCGCAACACGCTGATGGGCATTGCTCGTTACACTGAGCAGGCTTTCGTTGGCGAAGGCGGCGCTGCCAGCACGATCCGCAATGGTCGTATTGGCAACGTGTATGGCGTGGAAGTCTTTGTGACGCCTAACTGCGACACGACCTCTGGCTCTGGCGCTGCTCGTATCGCTCTGTTGTTCCAGAAGGAATCTCTGGTGCTGGCTGAGCAAATGGGTGTGCGTTCGCAGACTCAGTACAAGCAAGAGTACCTGGGCGACCTGCTGACGGTTGACACGCTGTACGGTGTTCAGATTGTCCGTAAGGGCGATGACGCCGATGTGCCCACGGGTGCGTTCGCTATCGCTGTTCCGGCCTAATTGACATAGGAGCCCCTACGGGGGCTTCTTCATAACTTAGGAGGAATTATGGCTTTTACTACCGCTACCGTCGTCAGTGTCAAGCAGGGTACGGAACAATTCCGTGGTGTCTTCTCTGAAATGTGGCAAGCTACGTTGACGGTTGATCCGGCTTCGATTGCCGCTGGTGCAGAAGATACCGGTACGTTCACGATCCCTGGGCTTGCTCTTGGTGACATGGTTCTGGGTGTTGGCGCTGGTGTCAACATTACCGCTGATGCAGAAGTTCTTGCTTATGTGTCGGCTGCTAACACGTTGGTTATTCGTATTTCTAACTTGAACGGTTCTTCGGCTCTTGACTTGGCTTCTTCCACTTGGAAGGTCGTCATTGGTCGTCCTGCGTTCTAATTGTTAACTTTGGTGCCCTCTACGGAGGGCATCATCAGTCTCTTAGGAGGTAACTGATGAAGTGGAAATGTAAACTTACCGGTAACATCATTGAGTTTACCGAAGATCATGACAACGATGCAATGAAGTCCCACGACGGGTATGAGCTTGTTGTCGAAGATAAAGAACAACCCGAGGTGCGTCGAGGACGGCCTCCTAAAGAGGATAAGTAATGATTCCAGTAACCTATCCATCGTCAGTCAGTACCAGTAAAGAATCACAGATGGTTGTATACGCTCTGTCCAGTATTTCTGGCCTTCGGCGGTGGACGGATTACATCCCTGTGAAGTTTCAGTCTACTGGCTCAGACGCTCCTAACTCTTTTAACACTAACGGCTACATTGCTTGTGACTTCTTGACAAGCACTACTGGCAAACAGGCTTGGGTAGATTATATTCCTGTCTTTGCCGATACCAATGCCACTACTGCATGGCAAGTCTCTGATACTGGATTCATTCCTTTCAATACGCTTGCTGGTGGTGGATCATACGGTATCTTCTTAGACTTCACCACTGCTGCTCGTTTAGACCCCCGCATCACCTTCTCCCGCACCAGCAACGCCACGCTGACGGACAGCAATGGCCGGGTGAGCTACGCGCCGCACAACCTGCTGACGAACTCGGAGGACTTTGAGGCGAGTGCGTGGGTCAAGCAGCCCGGATCGACCGTAACGGCCAACACGCACATTGCACCAGACGGCACGCTCACTGCGGACACGTTGACGCGCACGACCGGCGCTGAGGACTACCAGAACTTCTCAGCCGTAAACGGCGTTACCTACACGTTCTCCGTGTGGTTGCGAGCAGATTCTTCAATCACGGCGCGAGTCAAGTTGGGCCGCGCCAGCAACAACCCGATGGTGACGACGGTATGTCCGTTGACCACCACTTGGACCCGCTTCTCGGTCACTTTTACGTCCGACATCACGGGGACGGGATTTGCCGACATTGACACGGTTACAGCAGGCAGCATCCAGGTGTGGGGAGCCCAACTCAACGTAGCCAACGCGCCGGTCAATCTGCTGACGTTCTCGGAGCAGTTTGATAATGCAGTGTGGAGTAAGAGCAATCTCAACACAACCGGAACACCACCTTGGGTAAATGTTGCTGTTGCGCCTGATGGCACTACAACGGCTGACAAGCTGATTGAAGACACAACCAATAACCTCCATAGAATTTCCTCTGGAGGGATGACACTGAATTTTGTTTCTGGGACGACCTACACAGTATCTGTGTATGCACAGTTTTCTGGAAGACAGTATCTAAACCTGAATGCAAATTCTTCCATCAACGCCCGTTCTACATTTGACCTTGTTGCTGGAACTGTTGCATCTACTCTTGCTGGAACTGCAAGCATTGTGGCTGTTGGCGGCGGTTGGTATCGCTGTTCTGTTACGGGCACAGCAACTGTCACTGGCACAAATTCGTTCTACTGCCAACTAAGCAATACCAGCGCGTCAGGAGATGTGTCTTATCTTGGCGACGGAACCTCTGGCATCCTTGTCTGGGGCGCTCAACTCAACACCGGCTCCACTGCCCTGCCCTATGTAGCAACGACCAGCAGCACCTATCTGCCGCCGAGCTATAACAGCACAACACCCAAAAATCTCCTTGGCTTCACGCAGGAGTTTGACAATGCGGCGTGGACGAAGAGCAACTCGTTCGTGCAGACGAACTTGGTATTTTGGTCAGAGGACGTATCCAACGGATACTGGTCAAAACTTGGTGGTGGAACGGCAGTAAACAGCAATACGTTCAACTTCACAAGCACCTATGGTAGTGGGTACGAGGCCGGTG